AATTTAGTAAAATAAGAATAAGTAATATTTGTAAAAATTTAAAAATATCAACAAATAACGTATATACTGGAAAAGCAAAAAAAGAAAAAATAAAACAAATTAGGAATGAAATTTATAAAGAATTATCAACTTTATTAGTGGAGGGACACAATGAATAGTAAAAAAATTCATTATAATTTAGATAATATAGATAAATTAGGAGCTAGATTTAATTTGATATATGGTGAGCGTTCCAATGGAAAAAGCTATCAAGTAAAACATAAAAAAGGTGTAGAAAAATATTTAAAAACTGGTCGTAGATTTATACTTATGCGTAGATGGAAAGAAGAAATAACTTCTGAAAAAATAGAACAATATTTTCAAGATGTAGATGTTGCAAAACTTACAGACGGAAAATTCAACTGCATTACTTTATATAGAAAATGTCTATATTTGTCGATTTATGACAATGAAACAGGTAAGACTAAAAGATTTGATAAAATAGGATATGTAGTTGCACTTTCTACCGAACAGAATTATGCTGGAGCTAGTTACCTAGATGTTGACGACATAATATTCGAAGAATTTATGTCAAGGTCTATATATATGGCAAATGAAAGTAATAAGTTAATGAATTTTTATGCAACAGTAGATAGAAAAAGACTTACAACTAGACTATGGCTTGTAGGTAACACAATATCAAGAGTCTGTCCATATATTTATGACTGGGGTTTACATGAAGTTATAAGTTCACAAAAACAAGGTACTATAAAAGAGATACTTATAGATGGTGTAGATGGTGAAAAAATAAAAATTGCAGTAGAATATTGTAAGTCAACTGGACAAACATCTGGAACAATTGGAACAAACGCAGAAATGATAAACACAGGAGCGTGGGAGACATCACCACAGCCACATTTACCAAAATCTTATAAAGAATATCAAGTTTTATTTAGATTTGGTTTTCAATACCAAAATTTTAGGTTTTTAAGTGAGTATCTAATGGACAAAGAAACAAAAGAAGTATGCTGGTTTATACGCCCCCATTACAAAGAGTTTACAAATGATTTAATTGTATTTAGTGATACAATAAAAATGTCGAAATTATGGCAAAGAGATATATATAATATATCAATTAAAAATGAAAAATTACGCGACTTGTTTATGTCATTCAAAGAAAATAAAATATTTTATGCAACAGATTTATGTGGGACTGATTTTAAACAAGTTATTGATTTTAGTATTAGGAGGTAAAAATGACAACTTTAAAAAGTGAAATAATATTATGTAAAAATATAAGACTAGATAAAAGTTATGTAAATGTATTGAGTTACACAGAAAATCAAATGTTATCGTTGTGTAGAAGTAATGAGCATCTTGTTGCAAGAGATAATGACTATTCATTTATACGTACAACTGGAAATATATTTACTAACTTTACATATAGTCAAGCTTTAAATGCTAACTACATAGCATTTCAAAATAAAGACTACTCAAATAAATGGTTTTTTGCTTTTATTGATGAAGTAATTTATAGAGGTGAAGAAAACACAGAAATAAGATATACAATAGATGCGTGGTCAACTTGGTATGATAAGTGGTCTGCAAAAAAATGTTTCATAGAACGTCAGCACGAATTAGTTGATACAATTGGAAGTAATTTAATTGATGAAAATTTGAATATTGGAGATGTAGAAGAAATTACAGAAGAAGAATTTACTGGACTTGGTGATGAATTTTATTTTGCTATTTTATCTTCAATTGAGTTTAATAGTAATCATGATCCGTCTGAATTGAGATATGTTGGTGTTAATATGTATAATGGAAATTTATTTGGTAAAAGAATATATTTATTTGACACTGATATTGTAGGAATAATGTCATTATCATATTTTATCGACCATGCTAATCAAAAATCAGCAACTGGAGATATTGAAGCATTGTTTGTTGTACCTAAAGTATTATGTCAAGATACAACAACACTTACTGATACATATACACCATCAGACAGAACGACACAATTGTCTTATGATTATAAAAGACTAAATAAAAGTGATGCAAATTTAGAGTTAGCTTTTCCAGTTAGTAAAGTAACATCTTATGCAGACTATGTCCCACGTAATAAAAAGTGTTTTATTTATCCATATAATTATTTACTTGTTTCAAATAATATTGGAAATGTAAATATTTATAAATATGAAGATTTTAGTCAAAATGAGTTTTTATTTAATATTATGGGTGCAATTTCAGTTGGTTGTTCAATACGTGCTGTGCCTAGAGATTACAAAGGTGTTGACTATAACTATGATGAATGTTTACCACTTGCAAAATATCCAACAGGCTCATGGACTAGTGATGCATTTACAAATTGGCTTACACAAAATGGTGTAAATATTACAACTAACTTGTTAGCAAGTGCTGCTGGAGGTGCTGTTGCTGTTGCAACTGCAAACCCTATTGGAATGGTAGGAGCGACCATGTCACTTGCTGGAACTGTTGCAAATACTATTGGTCAATTTTATCAAGCGTCATTACTTCCAGCAATATCTGGTGGTCAAAACAATGGTGATGTAAATTTTGCAGAAAAGAAAAATACTTTTGTATTTAAAAAAATGCGTTGTAAATTACAATATCTTAAGGTCATTGATGACTATTTCACTAGATTTGGTTATGCAATAAAAAGACTAGACACACCACACCTTACTGGTCGTAGGAATTGGAACTATGTTCAAATTGGTTCTAGTGACTCAATTGGTTATGGTGACGTACCATCAAGTTATATGGAACAAATAAACAATGCATGTCGTAGAGGTGTAACAATATGGCATACACACGATAACGTAGGAGATTTTAGTCTTGACAATTCAATTGTATAAAATAAAAGAGTGCATTTGCACTCTTTTTTAATAAAATACAATTTGACTATTACTATTTACATTTGTACCATGTCCGCCATGACTTGCTATCGCACTACGACCAGTTATGATATTGTTGTCTGTATCTCTTATTATACCGCCATTATAATAACAATATGCGTCATAAACTAAACCATTGAATTTTATTGTTATATAATCAGCTAAAAATGTATTTTTGTTAAAATATAATTTACATTTACTTGACGCATTTATAGGAAGTGTATTTCCTCTTGCGAATAAATTCATTTCAATATAATAAAGAACAAAATTAGTTAAAATATCAGAAGAAGGATTAATAATTATTACATCACTAAAATAATTATTTTTTATATATACAACTGAATTTTCTGTATATACATTTGCATTTTGTAAAGTAAAATAATGTCCAGTTGTATAAATATTAAATCTATTATTTGAAATTTCTAAAAATCCATTAAGTCCATTACAACATACAATGCCATAATTTACATTGAATATTGAATTTTGAATCCTTATATCTCCATTTTTTGCATTTGAATATCTAGTTAAAACAATGTCTTGCATTGTATTTGGTAGATTAAACTCGCAATTTCTAACAATAATTTGACAAAATTGTGACGCAATTATCTGTGAATATGTGTTTATCATTAAATCAAATTTACAATTGTTAAATACCATTTGTTTATATGAATTTGAAGAACTATCGCCCCCCATAACATTTGGCATAAATGTATTGTCAGTATATACATAACAATTATTGTAATTTGTTATAATGCTTTTTGATGTGTTGTTGTCATAATTTGAAAATAATAAACCTTGTGTAAATGCACCTGAATATTTGTAAAATTTACAATTTGTAAAATTAGCAATTAAGTCAAGTAAATTTGTGCTTTCGTTTGATGTCCAACAAGCTGTTAATTCGTCGCGTCCTTTGTGATGTATTTCAAGATTTTCAAAATTGGCATTTATAGATTTATCATATAAAGTCAACCATAATACGCCACCAATACCAGTTGAACTATTAGAAAATGATTTTATAGTACTATTTTTATATGTCACATTTCCTTTTCTAGTCCATAAAATATCAAGTTCAATTCCGTCTGTATTTGTAGCATTTATATTTGTATTTACATTTTCTAAAATTAAATTATTTGTTCTATCTTCAAATAATACATATTCATTTGAAACAAGTCTAGTATTATTTACTGTATTTTCAAGCTCTATGTTTAAATTACGCATAATAACATCTGTATTATTGTCAAAATAAAATATAAAATTTTGATGTCCTAAAATATTTCTTCCTATAATATTTTGTGAAAGTGTTATTGTTGCATTATTTCCCTCAATAATATTATTTTTAAATTCAATTCCAGTTTCAAGTAAATAATTTTTTCCATTTGTGAATTTTATTGTTTTATAATTATCAACTGCAATTTGTAGAATTTCGCTATCATCTGTTGTTCCGTCACCTTTTGCTCCCATTTGTTCAAGTATTATTTCATCATTTATATTCATTAATTCAGCAACAAGTGTTGGTTCATTAGTTAAGGCAAAAAGATTTATATTATTTATAATATCAGTATTTGTTATTGTTCTTATCTTATAGTATGCACTTCCGTTGTCTTCCATATTATAAAATCCCATAGTCTTTGCTATACTTCCATTTGTTAAATTTGTAGCATTTTTTAATTGTTCAACATTTTCAAATACTAAAAGTCCCGCAAGTTGTAAATATTGTGCAATTATATCTGTAAGTTGTCCTGACTCTGCCATTTCATCAAGTTTGTTGTTTATTTCTTCTTGTATATCTAAATTGTCAAAATAATGATTTACATAATCTTGCAACTCATTAAAAGCATTTGTCAAGTTTTCTGTTTGTTCTCCAATTACATTATTTTCATCAATAACTTTGTTTAAATATTCTACTACTTTACAAAGTAATTGATAGTAAGTTATAGAGTCAAAATCTGCCTCTATAAATGGAAAATTTTGTAAAACAAACCACTTGAAAGGTGGTAATTTTTTAAAATTAAAATTCATTATTTCCTCCATTCTTATACCAATTGATAAAAAAGACATTCTAAATCTTTAAAAATCATTGTATATATATTTTTTATTTCCTCATTTAATTTTGAATATACTTCAAAAATATTTACTTTTGAAATATTTTCTTCGTAATTATTATTGTCATTTGTTTTTGAATTACTATTTGTTGTGTTTTGACTTTCACCATTTGTTGTTGATGTATCTTCATTTGTCGAATTATCTGTGTCATAATGATATTCAGTAACATATTTTCCTTGCCTTATATTATCTAGTTCGTTTTGTGGTGTATCACTTCCACGTCTATCACTTGTATTTTCATGTGTAGTATTTGATTTATTATGCATTGAATTTGTGGTATTTGATGTATCTTTTTTTGTACTGTCAATTTCTCTATTGTCAAAGCCAGTTCTTTTTGTTATCTCTCCAAAGCCATTTTCACTATATAACAAGTCAATTAATTTATTATACATAGGCATTATCTCGTTAAGTTTTACATTGAGTTGTATTTTAAAAGCTGTTAATGTTTCAAACCCTATTCTACGCATAAGAAAATGATTTAAAATCATTTTTTCAAAATCTTCTTTTGTAATTTTATCACTTAATGGATAATCAAAATCAAAAATAGTTGTACGTCCAGCACTTGCTAAATCTTTTATTTTTGTTTGTTCTTCTTTTCCATAATTTACAATACTTTGTAATAAACTGTATAAAGTTGGTGGTTTTTCATTTATTACTGGAATAAATGGAACAAAAAACAAATTAGGATATTCATTCGCTAACATTTTCATCTACCTCCATTTCTTTTTGTTCATCTTCAAAATTTTTCATACTATTTGGTATTCCATCATAATATTTTACTTTCATATTAATACCAAATTTTTCATTGATTTGTTTTACTGCTTTTTGTCTAGGCTCAAATCTTGAAAAACGACTTGCAATAGTACCACCTTGCATTGCTTGTACTTCATCTTTTATATTACGTTCTTTCTTTTGGAAAGATAAATTTGCAATACCAATAAGTCGTAAAAATTCATTATATATTTTATCTTTATTTAAATCTACTTTATCACTTATGTATGGAGCTGGTTCCATTACTAAAGTTGTGTCGTTTAAATCAATATCATCATAAGTAAGTACTATATTTTCAAAACTGTCAACATTATTTACCATGTCGCGTACTGATTTTTCTTTTTCTGTTTTAGTCTTCCAAAATCTTGGAGTTTTTTGTTGTGCTATATTTATGTCCATAACTCTTTGAAACATTGCCATTCTTTCTGCATATTGTAAAATATCTAAATAAATTGGATAACGTCCATTATTGTCATACATTATTACAAATTCACCATACTTTAGAGTACGTCTATAACTTCCATTTGGTGCTGTTACTATAATTTTTTGTGGTCTTCCATATATATCCAAATTTCCTAAAACTGTATAAGGTAGTGCAATGACTCCTAGTACTTCATCTTTGAAAAATGCAATACTTCCAGTACGTAACAACTTTTTATTTAAAAAAGCTGTATCAATATATTCTGGAAGATTTTCAAATTCAAAGACATTTTCAGCTAGAGTCAGCATTTGTCTTTTATACATTTCATAAGTTTTAAAATTACAAAGTTGACTGTTTACTGTTTTACGTTGCATATCTTTTCTCCTTTCTTTAAAAATAAGGTGCAACTTTTAAGTGTTGCACCTTTTTAGTATAGGTTATGCAACTGTAATTGTTGCTGTTCCTGTTTTTGTTTTATCGTAAATTGATGTAGCTGTAACTGTTACACTTGTAACGGTTGCTGTTGATGGGATTATTAATTCGCCGTCATCTGCAATTCTTACTCCGTCTTCATATGCAGCAGCGTCAACAGACCAGTAAACTGCCTTATTTGCAAAACCAGTTGTAACAACTGTTGCTGATAATTGTAAGCTTTGTCCTTTTGTAACTGTTGCTGTTGATGGACTTACACTTACACTTGTAACACCTTGAGCAGTTACTGTAAATACAACTGCGTTCTCAAATGGTGAACTTGAAACACTACCCCAGTTATGTAACCAGTGATTTGTTCTTAATGTTTGAGGGTTGAAAAATTCTGTTTTTCTAGTTGGTGCATTGTTATCCATTCCATAATATCTATCTTGGAAAAAGTCAATTCCAACTATTGCACATGGTATTTCTTGTAAAGCTGTCATTTCATCTTGAGTTAATGGAACATATCCATCTACATATTCACCCTCTATTACATTTCCTTGGTCATCTCTTTTTGCGAATATTTCTGCTAAACGTGGCATGTCAAAATTTCCAAAGCCATCTGTTAGTTCCATATTTGCTTTCATTTCAGCATCACTTCTAAAATATGAAGTTGCTAAAACATTAGTTGTAAATTTTGCATCAAATTTTGTAGATACAATTGCGAATTGGTCTTCAAATGCTGTTGCTTTTCTTATTCCGGCTGGGTTAAATCTTGGACTACGGAAAGTCATATCATTTGAAACTGCTTTTATTTCAGCAACTACATCTCTATCAGTTTTATTTGCAATATCTTCAATTTGAATTGCTGTTACTGTTCCGTCTAAAATTCTTCTTGCTAACATGTATTTATTTACTAGATATGTGTCATATTCGTATCCCTCATATAAAGAATTTACTATTTCATCAACTAACATGAATAAGTCTTCTCTTTCAAAAGCCATAGCCATTTGTTCATCACTTGTAGTTGTTTTATAAAATTTTTGATAATTTATTTCATGTAAATATGAAAGTACATTTGGAACTTCTGTATTAATGAAGTCATGTGGTCTATTTACATATTCATTATAATCATATACATTTGCAATGTCTACAATTATTTCTCTTACTTGTTGTCCCCATGATAATTCACCTTTATCAGTAAACTTTTTCCATGGGTTTTCCCAGTGATTTCTAGTTATTACTGTTAAACCTATAATATTCATTGTATTTAAAAATGCGTTTTTATAAACTGGGTTTTTCATAATTATTTTTCCAATTCCTTTGATGCTTTCACCTTGAACTGGAAGTTTTAAATTTTCTCTTAATTCTGGTGTTTGATTTATAACATAACTCAATAATTCAGCACTATTTGTTACATTCAAATTACCTTGTGAAACTGATTTTTTTGCCATTTTTATTACCTCCTAAATTAAATTTCTTTTACATCGATGACTTCTTCTTCTTTTAGTTCATCATCGTCTTCTTTTTCTTCATCTTCTTTTTCATCTGTTTCATCATTGCCTTTTAAAAATCTTTCTTTGTATTTTTCTCTTAATGACTCATATTTGATTTTTAATTCCTCTAATTCTCCATTGTCTTCTGTTTCAACACCGCCCTCAATACTGTCTGCAATGTCTTCCATAAGTGAAACTTTTATTTCCTCGTCAATATCAAGGTCGTTGATTTTTGCTGATAATTCTTCTTTGCTCAATTTCATAACTAGTTCACTTCCTTTCTTTCTAGTTTGTCCTCAATAACAGAAAGTCTTTTGTCAATTGCATTTAAAATACTTTCCATTGACTTCATTGTAGTACTTTGAAAGTATATTAAATAAGCAACACAGACAATTCCTATTCCATTATTGGTAAGTAATTGGATAATATCTTGCATTTTATATTACCTCACTTTCTTATGTAAACTTTAATTTATATATACCATAATTGGTAAAATTTGTCAATATAAAAAGAGTAATTTTACAATTACTCTTTTTAGTTATATAAATATAGGAGCAGGAAAACATTGAAATTTTGCATCACTATATATTTATATATCATATTTTTAAATTTTTGTCAATTCCTTTTTCTAAATTTGTTTGCATAAAGTACCCATGGAAATTTTCTTTTTTTAGTTTCTCCAGTTGGTGTTGGTGGCTCTGGTGGTACACTTCCATCATAATGTATTACTGTATTATCTACATTTGGTATTCCTAAAATTGTACATGGGTTTAGAAATGTAGAACATTGCCAGCTTTGAGTTGTCGAACATTCAAGATGTAAATGTCGTCCAGTTACATTTCCAGTACTATCCATTCGTGCTAATTGTGTAGCGGTTGTTACTTGCTGACCTACTACTACTTGTACTGTTCCAGTCATAAGGTGACAATATCTCCAATATCTATTTTGTGTATCTTTTATTAAAATGTAAATACCTAACGCATTATTTGCATTTGTATTTACGACTACAATTTCACCATCAAAAACTGGATACAACCATGGGTTATTTTCTGTATCTCCATAAGGTATTATATCAACTCCAGTATGCCAACCACATGAATAACCACTGTCTGTTACTCCATACGGATATGAAATTATAGCATCACTATGTACTGGACTATTTGAAATAGTAACAGCCATGACAACCCCTCTTTTCTTCATTACAATATATCTGTTCTTTTTCTGTACATTTTGTGTCTATGTTTATAATAAGTGGTGTATAATCAGACATCATTTCAATATTTGTTATTTTACTATCTGCTAAAATTTTATATGGTGTAGTATCATAATTTTTTGCTATGTCGCATAATCTTTCACCGTATCTATAAATATGTATTATTTTATTTATACTCATTTTATATATACCTTTCCTTTATAATTTGCACATACAAAACCACTAGGAATTTTGAACCATATTTCGTTGTCGTTTACAATTACATCAAGACAAGTTACTTTTGTACCTTTTTTCAATACTCCTGTGCGTTTGTATGCGTGTTGCTGTGCGTTGAAAGTCAAGTCGTCAAAATCTTTCTTTTTATATTTTGTTCCTGCACCCTCTCGTACATTCAAATCAACTTTTGTTGTATAGGTTTTTCCTACTATATAATCACTATGTATTTTATTTTCTATCTTCATACTATCATATTTTGTCAAATTGTTACTATTTATTATTGACATTATTGTTGTTATATAGCTTGGACTTGTTGCATATCCTCCATTTTTTATTGCTGTTATACATGCCCTTGGTGTTTCAGCAACTAGTGCATTTCTGTATCTGGAACTTTTACATATTAAATCAAAATAATCTTTTACACTTTCCTCTAGTGAGTCATAAGCTCTAAAGTATGCTGATATATTTGTGTATGTTTTTCCGTCGTAACATTCTTTAGTCTTTGCATTGTAGAATTTGCCTTTCCAATTGCTACCGACATTTTATTCCAAAAACTGCGTTTGCTTTCATCATTATTGACGATTGTCCCCATGCACTCTCACATATTGCCTGTGCAATTACTACACTAGGAAATAAGGGACGTCCTCTTTTGTTATTTTCATTTACTACTATTGTAGAGATTTTTTGTAAAAATTCATTTTTTGTCATTGAATAAACCCTCCTTTGCACCTAATTTTATCAAGTCATCTATAATATTTGAAATTTCAATTTCCTTATTGTTTATCTTCATATCTGTTGTCAATACTTTCAATGCGTCGTATTTTCCTTTTTTAGTTCTGTCTATGTCAATTATAATTGTTTTTACGATCATTATATAACACCTCCATTTTTTACCCATTTTAAATAATTATTGTAACAAGTTCTATGTGCTAATACATAACGTCTTTTTTTGTAACTTTCAATGTAGTTATTTTCTGCAATATCTTTTGCATCTAAATATTTGTTGCATAAAGTACATATTTGACTTAATGCAGGAAGCCTTGAAAATTTTTGAATTGTCATTTTATTTGTCCTCCTTGTTAGCTTTTATTTGATGATATTCAAATGCTTTTAAATAATCTCCGTCATACCATTCAATTTTTACGTGTCTTATATCGTCAATTTCCATATTGTCTAGTACTTCTTTAAAATTAAAACTATCCATTTTTTTTACCTCCTTATTTTATAGTAGTTATACAATTTAATACTACATATACCATTATTTTATAAGTAACAAATTCAAGGCCAATATATGCAAAAATATATAGTAATAACTTTTTCATTTGTGTTTCCTCCTTCCTATTTTATTTCATATATACATATTATACCAAAACAAATAATTTGTCAATAGAAAAAATAAAAAAAGATGAAAAAAATTCTAACCATTAGTAAACTAATTATGTAAACTAGTTATAACATTATGTAACTAAATGATCATAAACCTAGAGCGACAAGGCCTACGGCCGTTTTTAC